TTCAGGAGATTGTTTTTCGTTTGACATATTTGTCTCCATGTTATGGGATTCCTCCCGTCTTGGCTGCTCAACATTAACAGCGTCTGCTGATTCTGCTGGGTTAGCCTTGTAAAAAGTTTGCTTGTACTCGTTGTACTGTTCCATACTATCAAATGACTTGCTTAAGCCAAAAGTTGCCCCTTGGTTGCAAGGAACTGATACTACAGAAACTTCAAAAAGCTCTGCGTCCTTTATTTTATATCCATCGGTTTCAGTCATATAATCAGCGTCCTTGACTTTGAAACCGACAGAAAAAGCTCCAAGGACACCGTCTTTAATAAGTTGTGTTACATCGCCAGCAGCTTTAGATATCTTTGCAGATATTTCTAAACCGTTGTCTGTAACTTTTAAATCTTTTGCACGACCAATTGGTTTGTCGTAATTGTGATTGAATAGAATTATTGGATTGTTTTTAAAATTTTCTAATCCACCTTTTGTCCATGCATCACTTTCAATAATATCTCCAGCTCTGTCAAGTCCGTTTGTACTTGCTGAACCTTTAATATCTATTCCACCGTCATCTGTTTCACCTAATGCTTTAAAAGTACTAGTCCAATGATAAATTTTATTTGACATCTTTCTTCTCCACTTTTTTCTTAGCAGGTGCTTTCTTAGCTGGTGCTTTTTTAACTGGTTTTACTACTTCTACAGTCCAAGGAGCAATACGCTCTACTTTTGCTAAAACCATAGTCCACTTACCAAAATGCTTTTGTAAAACATAATCTTTAACTGGGACATCGTTTCCTTTTGACTTGTATGTAACTAAGTCCATTGAACCGCCATTTTTACTGAAGTAATCAGATAGGGCTTGTGCCATCATTTTTCTTGTCATAATTATTCTTCCTCGCTTGGGGCAGCCTCTTCAGGTCTACCGCCTTGTTCCGGATTTGTAGCTGAGCCTGCTATATTTGCAGGTACTCTTGGCTCGTCAAATCCGTCTACAGGTTCTTTTCCTAGTGCTTCTCTTGCTTCGTTGGCACTTAATATGCCTGTATTTACAAGAGTAGCATAGTATGCTGCCTGGTCTCTCAATTCTGGTTGTAAAGCAGGAATCCCTGTTACATCTTCATTTAGTGAAAAACCAAAAAATCTTTCTAATGCATATCCCAACTTTTTAACAATTGGTAGTACTGTCTCTAAGTAGTACAATCTATGATTAGGTCTAATGTTTGCATTATTACCTCCATCTAATAAGATTGGTGGTATGCCCATTGCTTCGAGAATAATTCTTTCATTTGCTTTGATTGATTCTGCAAAATCTAGTTCTTTAAAGTTAACATCAGTTAATGGGTCTACTTCTAGTCCTCCATCTAATATGAGAGGTCTTCTTCCGCCTGTATTAGGGTTGTATCTCATACTCCATGCTTGCATCATTCTTTCTTTTACTTTTTCAGAAAGAGTGTTAGGACTTTTAAGTACTAATCCTGGTACTGCTCCATTCTTGAAGAAGTTATCCTGGAAGTTTCTCATACTTGCTAATAGTTGCATGGTTCTAAAAGCAGGTTTTAATCTTGGTACTCCTCTATATATGGAGTTAAAACTATTCTCTTTTATATGAATAATCTCGTTTGGATTATAATCTATTGAGTTATTATATGAATACTTTTCTACATAAGTAGAGTCATCCGTATAGATTGTAACTTTGTCTGCTGGAAGATGGTATAAATGAGCACCATCAAAGTAAACAAAGATATTTCCATCTATAAGTAGGTCAATTATAAGATTTCTCTTAAAAGAACTTATATCCTGAAAAGGGTTAGGTTCTACATTTAGTAACAAGTCTACTTTAGATCTACGAATATTTTTAAGAATATTACTAGTACCTACTAATTTTTCTCCTACTGCGAATGGAATCTCAGCAACATCATCTACAATCATATTTACAGCTCTATTAACAATCTCTAGTTGTTCATAAGCATTCTTATAATTCGTTACTATTTCTTTAGAGTCGACAGTCATTCCTTCATTTCGGGATATAACGTATTGTGCAGGATTTAGTTTTTCCTCACTATCTCTTCCTAAGAATCTATCGTACCATGCCATATTTGTCTCTCTGTTTCTCGACCCATCTTTTTTGTTTCTCTGCGTGTATCAACTTGGGTCTTTTACCATATACTGAATGTAGTTTCATATGGTGACTATGGCAGAGTGTTACTGTATCCTCGTAAAGTTCTTTATAGTGTTCATCAATAAAGGCTTCTCGAATCTCTAGTATTTCTTGTTCGTTATTAATAATTAATTTTTTCTTTTTTATCCAAGTTTCTAGTAGTTCTGTAAGCCCGTGAAAATGATGAAAATCTAATTGTTCGCTGTCACCACAAATATAACAATCGCTTGATTTCTTATATTTGGATTTTGCTTTATCTCTTACGTATTTAACTAAGTCTCTTTTGAAATTCATATTTCTACTCTTAATTAGAATTATAACAAAAACATACAGCAAATGTCAAGAACTGTTTTTTGTAGGTATTGCTAAAACGTTGTGGCTGTAGTTTCAAATGTATACAACGCGTAACGCATAGCATCTGCCATATGGGATGCCATATTATGTTTCGGTTTCTCTTTTAATAAATTAGGGTTAGGGTCCCATTGGTACTGGTCCAATGATATAAGTGCTTCTTTGCAAGTTTGATTAACAATTATCTCATCGTTATCTACTACAGTAGCTACATGTCCTATTCCGTCTAATACAGATTTCTTGGCGTTTATAGTACTGATATCATAATTTTGTGCAAAGTCGTATCTCGTTTGTTGAGCTGCAGAGTCAATATAAATATAATCAATATCCCATTTATGAATTAATTTTTGAATCTGAGCTGCATGTTGTTCTGTGGTCTTTTCTGCTTCCATATACTCATCTAATAGATAGTATTTTCTATTGTCCCAGTCATAAGCAATTACACAGAAAGCTGTGGGGTCTTTGTAACCTACGTCAAGTCCTGCAAATACATCCATGTTACTTACGTCAATCTGGGATAGATCTGCTATACATTCTTCATGATTGAATGCCCATACTTGTCCTTCGTAGACATTAAAGTCTGCCATATATTCTTGAGCAAACTCATTAGCTGACATTGTCTTTTGTGCTTCTATAATGTCTGACTCTGACACACGAGGGTTTTCATGGTAAGTAGCTTTTATACTACACCATTCGGGAAACTCTTCACTATGTCCTCTATAGTAGAATTCTGCAAAATAATTGTTTCTACCCCTTGGAGTAGATATAAAGATTGCTTTTGAGTTTTCTTTGTCTAATGTGGGCCTGAGCGCAACATTGAAAGCATCCCTCCCGTCTGTGAGAGCGGCCTCGTCGAATATGATGAGATCATAAGATCTACCCACAACCGAGTCAACTTGGTTAATGGAGCCCATACGAATTGTAGAATGATTTGAAAGTTCAATAACTTTATCTTTTGCATTGTCTCTTAATACCTCTAAATCAAAATGTTTGATTAAATTTCTTTGCAAATCAAATGAGATTTGCGATAGTGAATAATTGGGTGACATCAATAGTACATGCGACCCCGGGACTAAACATACGAGTTGTCCTATAATATTGGATATATACGTTTTTCCTTGACGACGTGAAACTGCCGCTGTAATAAAACGATATTTTGGGTTATTGATTGCATTAATGATTGCTGTTTGAGATGTATTAGGTTCTATACCTAATAGCTCAAGATACTCCAGTATAGGAAGTTTTATGAAACGTGATTGTTGTTCTAAATCCATTAGATAATCACTAACTATATCTGTACGACTAATTTCTATCAATGCAATATCTCATCTGGAAAGATGTCGTGGTGTTCATCGGATTCCAGTTCTCCGAGTTCTAACATTTTGCCATATAAGTAACAATAGGAAGCAGCTATCTGTTTTAAGTTTTCTTCTGCTTTTGATAACTCTCTTTTTTCTTCTACATTCATTAATCTTTGTAGAAATTTTGTTGCGTGTGCTGCTCCTTCATCTAACCATAATTTGGTTCCATTAGCGTGCATTATTTTCTCCTTTTAATTCCTCGTACATATTTTTGAGACTTAGGTGGTCTTTTTGTTGAGCCACCCTTGCCTGCCCAAAACACTTTATTTGCCCAGTAGGCTGCAGAACTCTTGCCTTTAGCAATATTCCTTCTGTGTCTTGCCTTGAAACTCTTTCGAGCTTCGGGACTATAGTTATGTCCCATGCCTTGTGCACCAAAGCGGATGATTTTCACCTTTCCGCCAACTCTAACTCCTACTACAGCTTTCTTAGTTCTGTGTTTAGGTGTTCTTTTAGGTTTATTGAGTCTGGTTAGCCCAGCTCTTTTCAACCTTCCTTTTTCTGCTTTTGTTAGTGCCATGTTTTTTCTTTTTTAGTAAAGCTTTCTTTACTACTTTATCAAGTCTACCTGACTTCATAAATTTATTTATTTTTTTAAAGATATTATCTTCTTCTCCTTCTCGATAATAGTTTAGAAGGTGTTTTCTTTCCAAACTTAGCTTTCTTAGGATTAACTGTTTTACCAAACCTTGGTCCTATTGCTTTAGGAGCTGCTCCATAGAAGCCTCCAGGTTGTGTTGTAGGAGATTTAGTATTAACAAATGCTCCTGCCGCAGCATTCATATCACGAGTTACTCCTCGCTTCAATTTATGCTTTCTTAGTTTTGAAGTGCCGTGAACACTTGGGCCGTTTAAAAATCCTGCCATTTTGAATTCCTCTTTTACTCTATCGAGTACTTTGGCTTATCAGCCTGTTAATGAGAACAGTATTAGTACTAGTTCTCGGTAATTTTAATAATGTTCGGAGAGTGATACCCCATTGTATTTCCTCAAGTACAGTTATCTTTAATCTCTCTGAGAGAGCCAAGGTTTTTTGTATATCAGTATTTAGGTATTTTCTCCCCATTGCTAGTCCTTATAGACTTAGCTAATATATTTTAGCTTTTCGCTTTTTGTTCTGCTGCCATCATTTTATCTTTGATGTCTACTGAACCATCCCAGTTCTTATCTTGCCCTGTGATGATGTTTATAAATTGAGTCCATTTAGTTTTTAGCCACTCCATTTATTTTCTCCTTCTTTTTGTATAAGTCCTCACTCTAGTAGGTTTGCCGCCGACTCCTTGAGCTTTTGCTCTTTTTCTTCGTACTGCAGACTTCTTTTGTGCTTTACTCATTGTTCTTGCTGTAGCTAAGGGTACACATTTAGGGTATCCTCGCCTCGATGTTTTTGCGGATTTTCGTCCACAAGGTTGATATCTGCCTTTCTTTTTAGGTCTTCCAATATCTACCCATTTTTGTTTAAACCATTTACTTAGGCCACCTTTAGGTTTTGCCATTATCTTCTCTTACGTCCAGTACCCATACGATACCTTCCGCCTTTGGCTTTATATGTTTTTACAAGCCAACCATTAGCATACGCTGATGGATATACTTTGAACTTTCGCCTAGCTTGAGCCTTAACCCTAGCATATAGCTTAGGGTTTGTAGGCACGGGCTTTTTCTTAACTGCTTTTCTTCTTCTACGAACAGCCATTACTTCTTCTTTTTCTTTCTTTTCAAGATAGCTGCTTGTAAAGCTTTAGGTAGTTTTTTCTGAGCTGCTGTTAAGCCTCCCATTGACTTTTTCTTTTTCCCACCTTTTTTCTTTTTCTTTGGTCTACCGACCTTTGATCCGTATGTTCCTTTACCTTTAGGCATGTCACTCTCCTTATGTCCATTTGGGGTCTTCCAAAGGACACTCTGCCCATCTAATCTTTGTTTTGAGGGGCATAAAACATTTACATATATCGCAAACTTTCCACTT